TAGTTTCTTTTATTTCTTCAATTCTTTTGTAATTGTTCATTGTTTTGTGTTTAGTTAGTTAATAATTAAGATAAAAAAGCATCTACAAAAGGTGCTGTAAATACTATTATAAAAAATAATAGTAATAAAAGCAAATTGAATAATTTTTCTTTGTAAGTTTCTTTATTTCTTTTATCTAGTAAATTGTTATTATTATATATTTTCATAATTTCTTTTTTAAAATTAAACTAAAGTATTTTTAATCATTAATGAGTAACTTTTTGCAGTCTCTAAAGAATAACTTGCAAATCTATATAATTGTTTTAATTCTTGTTGGTCTAAATCATAACTATATAATAAATCTTTGTTATATTCTATTAAATCAAATAGTCTATCTTGACTATTAGCATCTGCTATTTTTTGCGCTTCATTTAATGCTTCAAAAATTTCTTTTTCAATTTGTTTCATTTTTTTAGTTGTTTAGTTAATTATTATGATGCAAATATAAAACTTTTTTAAACAATACCAAAAAAAATATAAGTTTTTTGTAATTTATATTCATTCTAAATAACTGATACTCAATGACTTACACCACAACTCTAGGCAGGTCTATGGCAGTTTCAGGGCAGTTTCATGGCAGTTTCCACATAAAAAAGTTGGAGCAACAAACTAATGCTACTCCAACAATTAACTAACTAAAAACAATGTTACAATAATTACACAACAAACTATTGTCTTGATATGATGTAGTATCTTACATCATTGTATCGTATGAATAATATCTCATTTATATTTAACTTTGTAAAACTTTGGTCGCTTATATTGTAAACTTCTATATCATTGTACCTTTCTTCTTCAAATATCTTTTCAAATGGCTTCAGGTTCTTGTTAAGCAACATTCTACAAAGTATATGTTGTCTATCTTCAAATGGCTTCTGATATTCTAAAAAGAACATTCTATTGCTTAATTTTAGTTTGTGTAGCAAATGTTTTGCTTTGTTAGTTGTTATTGTGTCATTCATTGTTTTTAATTATTAAGAGTTCGTAGAGAGTAGGTAGTAACCTCAGACTTGTTATAACCTACCTACCCCCTATCCCCCTCTATTCCCCTACTGTACCCTACAATACTCTAGGATAGATAAGTCCATTGTGTCGCTTAAATAATCCCAATAAAAGTCAGTAATGTCTTGACCATTGAGTTCTACTTTTTCTATTTCTAGTTCTTCACTAGGTGGCGTTTCCCAATTACCATCTTCTTTATGATAATCAAAGTAAACTTCTAATGTATATGTTTCTTGTTGTTCTATAAATGAGCTTCTAATATGTTTCATTGTCTTGTGTTTTAGTTGTTTAGTTAATAATTACAATGCAAACATACGACATTTTTTTAAACTACCAAACATTTTTTAAATAAAATACAAAAAAAGTTTATCTTACTAGAGTAAAAAAATTATTTAATGTAGGTCTTTTTTTTGATAATCATATTAATTATCGGTTGACTTACACCATATTTCCTAGCCAATTTGTTCTGACTTGTATTGCCTTGTTTGTATTCTTCTCGTATGGCTTCAGCTTCTTCTAAAGTAAATTTGCGTTTAGCATATCCACCACCTCTCATATCTTTCCTTATATATATATTATCTTCCATTACTTATCTTTTGTGGCACAAAACTTATTACACCTTAAACATCTAAAATACTTTTGTCCTAATGCGTGGAATACTCTTAATATAACATTAGAGCCACAACATCTACTTACTTTATTTTTCATTACTCAATTTTTCTATTTCAAATTTTAAATGGTTTATTGCTTTCTTTATATCTTCAATATGTTTATCTTTGTCGGTCATACCTTGCTCCTTTTTCTTTCCACATCGCAACAAGTAGGTCGTGGCAGTTCCAACATTGTATGATAAATCCCAATCCTCGATAACCTTTCTAGCTTCATAACCATACACCTGACCTATGTAGTAGTTAGGAATATCTATGTTAGCAGTTTCAGGAAGTCTTACTTTTTCATTTGTTTGATTATATCCTTGATTCCTTGTGTAGTCGTAGTAATACTTACTCTTATGTATCATAACTCATTTTTAAAATAATTATCAATAACTTCTTTGCAATGGTCAAAACCCTTACAACATATAGCGTAGTAGCCTCTATTTAATGCGTTCTCTATAAACATCTTCTGCTCTTTGGTAGGATATGACTTCTTGTCCTTTTTTAACTCTATAAACAATCCCTTGTAGGTATCGTTTGGCTCGAAGATAAGTAGGTCTGATACTCCCCTCAAGTAGCCTGTTCGCTTCGCCTTGAGCCTTTGAGAGTAGTGTCTTTGAAACTGACCACCCATAGTTGCAGTAAACAATGCCTTTGGATATTGCAGTTTCAAGTAATTCACGATATTGATTTGTACTTTTTCTTCCGTAAGCACCACCTGTGTACCCCCCTTTGTACCCCCCTTGCGATACCCTTTCTTCGATGTCATATATCTTATCTGTATTACTTTTGATTAAGTTCTCTAGGTTATGTATCTTGTTCTCCATATAACCCATGTCCTCTCTCAAATGCTTGACAGTAAATATAAGGTATAAAACTGAAAGAAGCAATAGTGTGTATAAAATAGTTTCCATATCAAAATCTGTCGTTAGTTTCACCATGCTGACTTATTACTGTTGTCTGCTTGATAATTAGTTCAATCTCATTACTTTTCTTCTTGATAGACCTACAAATCTTTCCTACAACCATATCATCAGAAGTAAGTTCTCTCAAGTTCTCTGTTGTTATAAAACATTCAATACTATCTTGTTTCCAAACCTTCCTTAAATTTTTTAAAACTCTATACTTGAAATTTATTTTAGCATAATATATTGGTCGCTTCATTTTAATCTCTTTGCTTTATTTATAGTTGCATCAATCATCTTCTGACCTTGCTGATGCTTCTGATAATCTGTTACTAATCTTTGTTGCCTTTGTAGTTGTGCCTTTGTCTTATGTTCCTTGAGCCATATATTCCAATTACGAACATTTACAAAACCACCATTATCAGAGTTTCTAATGCCTTGCTCAAAAGCAAATGCCACTTCATTCATATCCATTGAGCCATAGAACTTTGACAAATCATCTACTAGAAATTTTGCCATCATTACAATTTGTTCTGTATCAGGTCGTTGACCAAGCATCATATAGCACTTACTTAATAAATCTACACAGTCCAAGTTTAGTTGCTCAAGGTCATTAGAAAACCTATGCCATATTTGATTTCTTTTATCCACGATTCTTTCCACTTAATAATGTTGATGTTTCCTTTCTTTCATCATGAAACCAACCTGTCATTAAAAAGTAGGTATCAAACTCTTGCTTACTCTTTCCCCACTTTCTCATTAGTAAGGCTCTCTCGTACATTTCCTTCATATAAGGATTTTTTGCGTTCTTTATCTTCTGTTCTATTTTCTTATTGTCCATTGTTAATTACATTTCTTGCCTGTTGCCAAGCTGTTAATACTTCTTTTGGTTGTGATTTTTTACCACTACTTGTGTTTTTCTCCCAAGTTCTCACAGATGCTTTCCAATCTTTCATAGAGTTCTTGCCTACTTTCCAACCATTACTTTCGTAAAAGTCATAGAATTTTTGTGCATCTACTAAATTTTGTCTTTCATTACAGTAATCTAATACTTCATCGACTGTTGGCTTTACAAACCTTTTAGCCTTTACTTTATCTTTTACTATAACTATATCCTTATCTTTATTTATAAGGGTACTTTGTACCCCTTGTGAACCCTTTATATACCCTTGAAGATTATACTTATCAAGTAATGCAATAACTGATTTATGCACATTAGAGTTTGGATTTAGTTCACCATATTGAAAGTCAATAAAGTCAGGTAGAAACCATTTGTCGCCACCATCAAACTCTATTACTTTTTCTCCAAATAAGTTTGGTAAATCATCTTCTGATAGGTCAAAGCCTACTCTGATTGAAGCTACATCAATATCTACTTCCCATATACCTGCGTGATTGCAGTCATCTAGTATGTAGAACCATAATAACTTGTGTTG